GGCGAGTCTGAGGCGTTTTATACCAATGAGCATATGGCTAGGGGTACTGAACTTGAGCCTGAAGCGAGGGAAGCATACGAGTTTATATCTGAAAATGATGTTTTAGAGGTTGGTTTTATTCTCGATAATAGTGAAGAGTTTGGATGCTCACCTGACGGATTAGTCGGCGCAGATGGAGGCATTGAAATCAAATGCCCAGCGGCTACTACCATGATGAAGTATTACCAAAACAATGATGAATTAGTTAAAGCCTATTACCAGCAGATACAGGGCTGTATGTGGGTTACTAAGCGGGATTGGTGGGATGCTTTTGCCTTCCATCCCAAAATGAAGCATGTCCTTGTGCGGGTTGAACGTGATGAGGAATTTATATCTAAATTGGCAGTAGAAGTTAACGCTGCCGTAACTGAAGTTAAAAACCAAGTGGAGCAATACAAATGAAATTAGGTATCGGAATCAATATTGACGTATTAAAAATGGATAAATCACGACTGCGCGAGTGGATTAACCCAAAAACGCAAGAGCGAAAGCTGTTTTTAGATTTGACTACGTTTATTAACACCGCAGAAGAGGATAAGTTCGGCAAGCATGGCTTCATTGCACAAGAATTAAGCAAGGAAGAGCGTGATGCGGGTGCTGAGAAAACGCCTATATTAGGCAACTGCAAGGTGTTTTATACCGATGGCGGTCAGCCTCAAGCCTCTCAAGGCGCACCAGCACCAGCGGCTGTTGGGTTTGCTGAAGATGATGACTTACCCTTCTAGCTCTAAAAAACCCCCCCCTTTCGAGGGGGGAAACTAGGAGAGTGCAAAGCAGGGGAATACCTTGCTTAATTAGATTACCACAGGATAGTAATATGACAAAACCAAATCTAGGCAAGTGCCTCAAGATAGCTCAAGTTAAGTATGACCTAAACACCGCTAGACTGGCTGAAAAGCTCATGACATCGCCGCAGGTAGCTTCTAGACTGCGAATCATGCCTGACATGAAGTATCACACCATGTTAAGACTGTGCGAGATATTCCAGATTGAGCCTAGTGAATTTATTAAATTGGAGACTAGAGAAAAGTAATAAAAAAACCCCCTGTTACGGGGGCTTTACTTTAAACCTTGAGGAGGTTTATACTTCTCGTGCGAAGAGGAAGAAAGGCAAGTATATCAGTGGTTTCCTACTGATACCTAATATCCACCTTTCTTTATTGCAAACAAATGTTTGGGCTAGAGGCTGACGAACTCCTTAGATAAACGTCAGAGCGTGGTTGACCCTCCAGTACATAGCCCCTGATAGAACTCGGTTGTTCTTGAAGGATAGGTTGGATATCCGATACAGACATTTGTTTAACCGCTAAGTTGCTTTGGCCCTTAGATCGTAAATTTACTTTTGCAAGTAAAAGGGTTAAATCGTTTTGAATAAAGTTGGTTTTAGAAGACATACAGACTAAAACCTTTTTTGTTAACAGGGTGAGGCTTGCCGAACCAAGGGGAAAAGATATGCTAAAAATTAAAGACTACAAGAATGTTGTTTCTGTTTACGAGTATGACGGAAACGGTAAGTTCTTTCATAAAGTTAATAAGGGAAAGGGCAGAGTAGGAGAAAGGGCTGGTCATCTAGGGAATAGGGGTTACCGTGTTTTAACGCTTAACAAGAAAACCTATCTAGACCATAGGGTTATATTTTTTATCCATAACGGGTTTTTGCCTGAAGTAATTGATCATATTAACAACGACCCGTTAGATAACAGAATTGAGAATCTAAGGGCATGCAGCGTTGAGGAAAATTGCTGGAATGCTATGCTATCAAAGTCTAACAATTCAGGCTTTAAAGGTGTTGGCTGGCACAGTGCAAGCAAAAAATGGAGAGCCAGATTAAAGATGAGAGGTGAGGAAATTCACATTGGAATGTTTGATGATCTTAATGAAGCTGTTAAAGCTGTAAGGAAAAAGAGAGAATCTCTTCACGGTCAATTTTGCAATCATGGAGTTATATTATGAAGTTAAAGTCAGGTAAAGACTGGAATCCTAGCGAGGAGGCCATTGAAGAGTGGAAGGGCGCTTACGAAAAGGTAGATGTTGAGCAGGAACTAAAGAAGATGGCTACTTGGTGTGAGGCTAACCCAGCAAAAAGGAAAACGCCTTCTGGAGTTATGAAGTTCTGCAACAGTTGGTTAGGTCGCGCTCAAGAGCAGGGCGGATCTTCTGGCAGCCCTTCTAGCTACAAAAAATACAAAGACCCAGATAGTCTACGGGCCAAGACATTAGATATGCAATTGACTGATGTGACTTGGATTACTGACCCTGAACAGCTAATGCAGATGAAGCAGTATTACCTAAATTTGCGCGGCTATTACTATGATGGAGAATTTCGTGCCAGCATCTAATAAACCAAGATTGATTCAATATAAAAAGCATCCTGAATGTCACAACTGCATAAACCCAGTTTGTGGATGCCATAATACTCAACTTCAATACGGTAACTATTACACTTATAAGCAACTGCAAGAGGCAGTTAACGTCAGCAAAGCAACAATTAAGGGCAGGTTGTACGGTAAGCCATTCTTTACTGATCGAGACTTGTACAGAGTTGGTGATGCCCAGAAGAAACCGTCTGATTACATGATGAGAACTAGAGGGTCTGACAAGCTGGAAACCTCCAGTATGAGATTATCTGATAAATGGTTGAGGGTATTAATATGAGCCAAGGTGACTTTGTAAAAATTAACGACAAATCCGAAGTAGAAAAGCGGTTGCCGTTTTTGTTAAACAGAATAGAGAGCTGGGATTACTCAAAACCTCTGTGCATAAAGTTTGAAGCCTATCAAAACAGCAGGTCTTTAAGCCAAGACGCTATGGCGCATGTTTGGTACAGAAAAATATCTGAAGAGATGGCAAAGAAAGGCCACGTTGTGACGCATGACAAGCCTGAAGAGGTTTGGAAGCTCTGGCTTAAAAAAAGGTTTATTGGTAGTTACACTGTAAACATCGGAAAAGAAGTAATGTCAGACCAAGTTAAATCAACAAAAAACCTAAATAAAGGTGAAATGGCTTACTTTCTGGATCAAGTGTATCATTGGGCTACCAAGCAGGGGGTTATGTTAAGCGTGCCGCATGAGAGCGAATACGCCGCCTTGCAAAACCAGCAGGAGAGATAGCATGGCCAAAATTGACCCTAGTGTTTTATTGGAGTTCGCACAATCTGAAAGGCAAAAAGAAGTTTGCAATGCAGTAATTAAAAACGGATCAAATATAAAAGCAGCTTATGAGCTTGGCATTGATCGAAGGAACGTAGATAGAACCATGCTGCGTATAGAAAGGGCAGCAGCATCGAAGGGTGTAGCCCCTCATAAGAGCGTAGACAGGGAAACGATGGAAGGCTTTGATGCCAAGCGGGTGTCTACGGCTTACAAAGAAGACGGATCAATAGCCTTGCAATGGGTTATTCAAGAGCCTCAAAAGCGCAATATGAAGCAAAAGATTGATGCTTTGATGGAAGGGATGACTGATGACCTTACTGGCTTTAAGTTGCCTGTTGATCAACCCGCAACACTTGATGACGATTACCTAGCCATGTACATGATTGGCGATCACCATTTTGGAATGTTAGCTGACTCAGAAACTAAGATTGATGACGATGACTGGGACGTAAAGATAGCAACTCAGATATTGATTGATGCTACTGACAGATTGGCTAACAGGGTTGGGGATGCTCACACTGGTGTACTGCTCAATGTTGGCGACTTTTTTCATGCCGACAGCAGTGCTAATACCACCACCAAAGGAACGCCGGTCGATGTCGATACTCGCATAGGCAAGACCTTCAAATTGGCTGGTAGATTGTTTCAGGTGTTGATAGATAAGATGCTTGAGGTACATAGCGAAGTGGTTGTTATTAACGTCAGGGGTAATCATGATTCTGATATGGCTTGCCATCTATCTAGCTGCTTAGAACTTCTTTATAGCAAAGAGCCTCGCGTTAATGTGTTACCAAACTACTCAAAGTTTATTCACTATCAGTGGCACAATAATCTGTTTGTCTTTCATCACGGTGATCGCATGAAGCATGAACAGATATTGCAGGCAGTTATTAAGAATCTCGATGACGAATGGAGCCAGTCTAAGAATAGATACTGTCACCTAGGTCATATACATCATCACACGGCCAGAGAGGTAGGCTCTATGCATTTTGAGCATTGGGGTAGCCTTACTGCTACGGATCAATGGCACTCAGATTCAGGATACGGTGCGGAGCGTTCTATGACGGCTGTTGTATACCATAAAGAAAACGGTGAAGACTCTAGAGTAAAAATAAAGGTGGAAACATGAGCAAAGTAATTGAATTTCCGATGCACGGCATCAAAGTCAAAAAGATGCACTGTGAATGCGGTCTACCTCTTGAATACTGGCTTGGTTCTGACGATTGCGCTTATGGTATGTGCCCTCGCTGCAACCTTGACAACCCTGAAGAACTTACAGTCCCGTTGGAGGAAATACATTGATAAATAAAGCTGATAAAAGCCACTGGCAAAGACTTAGGCAGGAACACCCACCAATTGATTTTGATGACAATGAACGGATAGATCAAGTAATAGACGAAATGTTTGAAATAAACACAAGTATTTTTGATTTTGATGAGCCAGATGCAGTAAATAACCCAGACCATTATGCAAGTGGTGGGATTGAGTGTATTGATGCAATTGAGGAATCAATGGCTTCTTATGCGTTTCACGGTTACCTGAAAGGCAACTGCCAGAAATACTTGTGGAGGTATGAGGCGAAGGAAAACCCGATACAGGACTTGCAGAAGTGCCGATGGTACTTAGATAAGCTTATTGAAACGCTGGAAGAGGAAGAATATGGCCAAGCGTAAGAAGTCTACTATCGCTCAAGAAGTAGATAAGGCCGCAAAGCTTTTGCAGCGACTTGTAAGGCTAAAGGCAAGCGATGATCACGGATACTGCCAGTGCGTCACCTGCGGCAAAATAGACCACTACAAGAACATGCAAGGTGGGCATTTTTACAGCCGCCGACATTCGGTATTTAAGCTATTTGAAGAAAACATAAATCCGCAATGTGCGGGCTGCAATATGTTCGGCATGAAAACAACAAAAATCCAAGAAGCTTATCGCATATACATGGAAGATATGTACGGCCCAAGAAGGATAAGGGCAATGCAGCGTCTGGCTTGGAGGTCTTCACCAAAATTTAATAGAGAGGAAGTGATCCAATTTGCTAGAAACCTTAAAGAACAGATTAAGGAGCAAGAGTGGAGAATAGGAGAAATACATTAATAATGTTGATTTAATCAATATATAGTGGTATTTTGATCGGAAATAAAACACACAAAAACGGGATAACCAATATGAAAAAGACAAGCCAAGCAAAAATAATTATTAAAGAAGCAAATAAAATAGCTGATCAGTATATTGACGAGAAAAAAATAAACTGGAAAGCATACGGGTTAGCGTTTGCAGTTTCAGGTCTACTTATTTTTAGCCTTACAGCAGATGCTTCATGCTCATATAGAACTAACGCTTTAGGCAACATTCAATATTCTTGCGGGGCATCCCAATCTGGGACTTTGCGTACCGATGTTCTGGGAACCACCAGAGACAGCATGACAGGTACTACTTGGCGCACCGATGTATTAGGCACTACCCGATCATCTACTGGCATTACCTATCGAACAGATGTTCTAGGAACTACTCGAGGCTCTGATGGAACTACTTGGCGCACCGATGTATTAGGCAACACTAGAAGCAATACCGGAATTGTGTGCAGAAAAGATTTACTTGGCACTGTAAATTGCAGGTGATTTATGAGCGGTAAGGGAGATAAGGCGCGTCCAATGTCAGTTAGCAGCGACAAGTTTGCTAATAACTTTGACGCAATATTTCAAAATGCAGAAAAGAATAAAGATAAAAGTTTGGCATGGCATAATTTAAAGTCATGGTTAATGTCAGACATTGTTATCAAGCGGGTTTATTTTGCAGTAGTTTACTTTTGTCTTTTTGGCTTCATTGCCTATGAGATAATTATTTATTAAGCCAAGGGTGTCCCCGCATCCTTTTGAGCCAGCCTAGTCCACTGGTGGTGACAACGGACTACTTTTTAAAGGGGATATCTATGTGTCCAACAGAGCAATGGAAAATAAGTTAAAATATCGTGATGAAAATTAAAATGTACCCGCTTATAGAGCGGATAGTTGAGGAAGGAATAGACGCAGGGTGGAACAGGGCGCACAAGCATACCGATACCCCTGATGAATATACAATAACAAACTGCATTGCTGAATACATAATGAATGGCTTTGATGAAGCATTTGAGTTTGATATGGAGGAATAGTAATGCAGATTACCGATTACATATTTATAAACTTAATTGTTTCTGGCAGCAGCAAAGGCGTTGAGTTTGAACAGTGGGAGCTAGACGCTAAAAGCAGGCCGCGTTTTGGCCGAAACTGGTGGTTTTGGCTGCCTAACCTTTTTACAAATGGCGGTAGTTTTAAGCCTTGGGAAAATACAGACATAGTGTTGCAATGGCTATGTTTTAGCTTGTCGCTGACAGTTTATTCTAGGCGCAAAAGGAATAGTAATGAAAAAGAAACTTAAATACTTTGGTGAGTAGCATCGTGCTACTCTTTAAGACTTTAGATGCTGTAATGCATCTTATAATGTACATTGTTTCGTATATTGATCAAATACACGACAATTATGACGTTTTAATAACCACAAGTTAGCTTACACGACAATTATGACGGGTTAAAAATCTGACATTTGGTACCGTAACAGATTACGGTCGCATAAAAATGGTAACTACAGTGAGCATACCATTTATGATATACATTCCATGTTAAACCATCATTTCAAATCATAAACGATAGTATTTATAATGCGCTTCCATGAATAGGAGGCCCAGATGTTAATTATGTTAGTAGTAGTAATCGCAGGATTGTTTGCAGTAGCAAAAGAAGATTTATCATGATGCCTTTCGGGGCATTTTTAGTTTCCAGATAGCCAAGATTGTATTTTAGCCTGATTCATCGGCTGAAGACCGTCAAAGTGAGGCTGAACATTCATCAGCGTTAACTCATTAAACCTTTCAGAGTCGAATCCATCGCCTATTAAGTGCATCCAAATGCGCTTACCCATCCTATTTATGTCTTTAAAGTCTACATGCATGCCTTTTATGTCGTGCAAAGCGTCTGCATCTGACTGAGAAACTTGATGACGGCCTAGTGATGCGTTAATTTCATCAATGGGCCTATGAATAATTAGCTTTTTAGCTGGATGTGAATTTATGCTGCCTTTCATTGCTTGATAAATGGCAGTATCCGAAACTCCGAACGTCTTTTTGCAAGTGTACTGGTTTAATTCTGACAAAGTATATTGAGAAAGAGAATCGTGCAGGCAAAAAGTACCTGTAGTGGTTAGCCAGTTAGACATCCATGTTGTTCTTGAGCGCGGAAGCCCAATAACCATAAATTCTATCATTTGCGTTACCAAAAAAAACCCCGCAATAAGCAAGGCAAAAAGAAACAATTGAAAAAAGTTTACGCCAAATAGCGCACCCAAAGTATAACATTAGTTATATTTAAATTAATAGGGCCAAGCAACAGGCTTTGTGTCTCTAATATCTAAATGAATAAAGGATTTATGCTGACCAATACCAGTAAAACCTAAAGCGTATGCATGCTTTTGTATTTGATACCTCTGAGAGCCTCCAGAAGCTCGTATGTCGGCAGCAATGCCTTTAGTGTGACTACCGCCACCATTTGGCTTAGAGCGCTCTAAAGAGTGATT